GTGCGGAACGCGTTGCCGATCCAGCCCAGGAACCCACCCGCCGCGCTGCGTGCCCCGCCGAACACGGACGAGATGATGTTGCCGAACCAGGACAGGATCGGACCGACGACGCGCTGCAGCACGCCGAACGTGGTCTGGAAGGCTCGCCCGAGCGGCGCGAGCACGTTGGTGTAGATGACGTTCCACGCCCACCGGAACGCGGCGACGATCTCGTCCCAGAAGCCGACGATCAGGCCGACGGCTATGCCGATGGGTCCGGTCAGCAGAACGAGCAGTATCTGCCAGTTATTGCTGACCCAGTTCCACACCGACTGGATGGCGTCGAGCACGACGCCGAACGCGGCCGAGGCGATCTCGCCGATCTGTTGAAGGACGGGCCACACGGTGGTCTGGAACCAGCCGACCACGGCGCCGACGGCGGACTTGATGGCGTTCCACACGGTGATGACGACGTTGCGGAAGCCCTCGAAGTTGTTCCACGCGTACACAATGCCGGCGACGAGCGCGCCGAGAGCGGTGACGACGATGCCGATGGGGTTGGCGCGGAACGCGGTGTTGAGCACGCGAGTAGCCGCGGCCATGGCTAGGGTGGGGACGCGCACGGCGATCATGGCGATACGCAGCCCGTTGGACACCACTGCGAACGCTGCCTTGGCGGCAGTGACCGCGCGTAGAGCGATCTGGTAGGTCTTGAACGCAGCCAGTCCACCGAGCACCGCCGCGGCCAGGGTGCGGAACAGTGTCGCGTTGTTCGCGACGAACTGCCCGACGCCCTGCAGGACGTTGCCGATGGTGGCGAGCACGGGTCGTAGCGCGGTGAACGCGATAGTGAGCGCGGTGATAGCGGCCGAGCCAACGTCGCGGGCCAGCGGCGCGAACGCTTGCACGATGTTGCCGATCGCGCCGGCGATCTGTCCACCGACGCGTTGCGCGGTGGCCCACAGGGACGTCAGCGAGTCGACCAGCGGCTGCGCGAAGTCCGGTATCTGGAACCCGCCGCCCTCACCGGAGAACATCGAGTTGATGCTGGCGATGAACCCTGTCGCAGCATCGATGCCCGGCCGGAACATGGTGCCCAGCGATACCGCGATATTGTCGGTCATGGCGGCGAACTCGCCAGGCAGAGTCTTGGCTACGTTCCGACCGCTTTCCCGCACCTGAGTGAAGATGGGTGAGTCTGCGTCCTGCAGAACCTGGGTGACCGTGTCAATCGACACCGCACCCTCGGTAACCATCTTCTGCAGCTCTTCGTTGGTCACCCCGTAGTGATCCGCCAGCGCATCGATAATCGGGATGCCGGAATCGGACAGCTGATTCAGATCCTCTTGGTACACCCGGCCCTGGTTGACCATCTTCAGCAACGCCTGGGTTGCGCGGTCGATCTCCTGCGACCCGCCCCCCACACCGACGATGGCCTCACCCATGTTCTGCAGAATGGGAGGCACATCCTCGGCGTTCAATCCCATGTAGCCGAACGCTTCAGCGGCTTTCAGGTAAGCTGTGTAATCGATCGGTGAGTTTTTGGCGACATCGCGGATCTCGCGCATCATCCCCGAGATATTCGAGCCCTCGCTGTACAGCCCCCGCAGAGTCGCTTCGGCCTTCTGGATGTCCATGCCGGTACGGATGCCATCGGTGAGCGCGGCCCCAGCAGCAACACCGACACCAACCATTCCTGCTTGTGCCGCGCGCTTGGCAGCGGTGCTCAGCGCGGCGCCGATTCGGCTGCCGGCCTTTCGCCCCTCAGCGCCGACACCGGTCATCTGGCGACCGATGGAGCGCTGGAAGTTGTTGAACCTAGGGGCGACGAGAACGGTGGCCGCGCCGACATTAGCCACGCTGCTCACCGTCCCTTCGCCGTGCGTTGCTCAACATATATTCAAGGAAGCCGCGCTGCTTCTCGTAGTCGGCTTTATCGCGGACCCGCTGCATCGCGGTCGTGGGGCGCTTCGACGGCTTCGGTCGCCCGCCCTTGCCGCCGCCGCGCTGATAGTTCGCGCCCTGGAGCACGTCAAGCATCTGCTGCAGCAGCACTGCCGTAGTGTCGTACTCCCGCAGCGAGGGCACCCACTCGCCCGAGTCGTCACCCGCCATGCCGGCCAGGTGAACCTGCATCGCCAGATCCTCGTCCTCGACCTGGGCGACCATGACCCGTGCCGTCTGCGGGAGCTGGTCAATCAACTGCACCAGGTGCCGCCACCGTCGCCGTCGCCACCACGCGGCCAGGTCGATGTGGTAGTGCTCGGCAAGGTCGGCTCGTGCTGCCTCCGGGTACCGGCTCAGGTACCAACGGAGGCGTTGTCTTCCCCCTTGTCACCCGTCTGGGCCGACACGTACTCGTAGACCTCTTGAGCCAGCTTGGTGAACTTCCACATCGGAAGGTGCACCTTGCTGAATGCGTCCCAGTCGTCCTCGGACAGCATCGTCTTCATCATGGTCCGCGCGTCGCCCCGGTTGGCGGCGTCGTCGAGGTCCATGAGTTCCTGCCAGTCCTTCCCCTCAAGGTCGACCGTCTGGTAACGACGACCGTCGAGGATGAACGTGAACGGCCTGAACTCGCCCTCACGTTCGAGTGAGTCCAGGTTCAGATCCGGCGCGGCGGGCTTGTCCCCGCTAGTGCCATTGCTCTTGGCTGTAGCCATGGGTGTGTCTCCCGGGTGTGAGAGTGCTGGTCAGGATGTGGAGGTCGAACCGTCCTGCTTGGACGGCTCAGGCTTGCTAGCAGGCTCCGGCTTCGGGGTCGACCGCTTCGGTTTCTGCTCGGTGTAGCCAGCGGCGAGCAGCGACACCCGCGTGCGGGCCGAGTCGGTCTCCACCGTCCGGTGGCCAGGCTTGGTGTAGCGCGGCATACGACGCACCTCTCATCTGCGGATGGGTGTGGGGTGTGATGCTCCCCGGCTGGGTGGTCACACCCGAACCCGCGCCCAGCCGGGGAGAACCAGCGCTCAGCCAGCGTTCGCGGTGAACCCGGCCGCCGCGGCGTCGAAGCCCTCGCCGCCCATGAACGAGCGGCGGGCGAACCCGGCCGCGTCGTCCAGCAAACCGGTGAACGTGACCTCGTACTGCGTCGGGTCCGACGCAGCGTTGGTGACCTCGCTCACCTCCGACACGACGGCGCGGGGGTAGAAGTCAGCCGTGTAGACGTAGCTGCCGGGCGCGCCGTCGCCGAACACGATGAGTACGCGGTACTCCAGCGGCGGTGGGATGTCCGGGTGGTCCCAGGACACCTCACCGTTGGTGTCGGCAGTGATGCCCGCCAGGACCACCCCGTCGGTAAGCTCCCGTGTGACCGCGTTCGTCTCCAGCAGCGTCGCACCCGCAGTCTGCGTGGCGGACGTGGTATCCCGGCGGACCGGGCTGCCGTAGCCGAGCGCCAGAACGTCCTCGGTCTCGGTCTCCCTGCCGATAGTGACACCGTCGGTGGAGATGAGTCCGGCGGCACGGTAAGTCTCCGGCGGGACAACCAGCCCGCTCCCGTCCGTGAGAGTGTCCACGAGGGCGGCGTCACTGTCGCCGATGAACAGCAGCGCGTGTAGTCCCTTGCGGACGTTGGCCGCCCGGTTGTGGTTCTCTTTGAGTTCTTCGATGCTAGGCACTGGTGCCCTCCTGTATTGATGGGACGGGCCGCGTGTCGACCCGAAACGTGGCCTGCCACAGCAGAACCCGGTCGGATGGATAGGGCACCTGCACGGGCTCGGTTTCGCAGGTCACCAGATCCAGCAACCCCGCCTCTGTCACGTGCGGGGAGTCCAGTAGGTGTGCACGGATGGTCATGGCAAGGTCGTGCGCTCCGTCGCGCGAGGCGGCGTACACACCGACGCGTGCCCGGTCGGTGCGCAGAATCTGATTGCCGCCATAACCGCCGAGCGTCATGGCGTGGATAACGGCCGGCGCCTCGCCCTCGTCGATGCGCTGCTCGAACCCGGCGTCCAGCCGTAGCCGCGTCTCACCGTGCGGCTCCAGCAACTCCACGAGCGCCATCTCGATGTCGGGGAACGCGTGCTGGGTCATCACCAGCCGCCGGACTCGATGACGCCGACCACCTGGGAGAACAACCCGGTCCGTGCATCGGCGGCGATGCCACCCGGTGTCGGGTTGTAGAGCGCACCGCAGGCGCGGGGGTCACCGAACACCGTCATGACGAACGACTCTTTAGTGATCTGCTCATACCCGGACGCGCCCTGCATGTACTGATAGCCACGGTCGGTGGCGTCGTCGACGATCTGGCGAACCTGGCGGCCCACCATGAGTTCGCGCATCCCATTCGAGTCCGGGCGGTACCGCACCTGTGAGGCCATTACGCCCTCCCTGTCAGTCGGATCTGTACACCCGGATGCCAGCCGGTGAACGGGGACACGAAGTGTCGTGGTTCGCCGTCGACCTGCCACGTGCCGCCCCACGGGGCCGGCAGCCGTATGCGGTCCTGCCCGAGCACATCCGTGCCCGCCGGTGCGAGGACCGTGTAGTCCACAGTGGTTCGCGGGTCGCGGCCGGAGACGTCCTCCGTGGTGCCCGGCGCCACCGCGCAACCAGGGATCTCGTGCTCTTCTTCTGGTAGCGGGTTGCCGTAACGGTCATGCCCGCCGGAGCGCAGCACCGTGACCGTCACACCGTGCGGGAATCTCACGCTTCATCCCACATGGGCGTTGTGTCGATGGAGTACGCACGCTTAAATCGGAGTCCGCACAACTGTCGTAGTTCATCGACCTCGTTGCGCCAGAACATCGACCGACGTGGCTGCCGAGTATCCATCGACGTCGTGTAGTTATACGGCCCGGCCTGTTGCTGCTCCGACGAAAGCGCACCAGAACCAGCCTGGTTCCACCGCAGAATGGCGTCGCGGATGATGCCTTTCGCGGCCTCGTCGTACTCGAACTCGGACTCCAGGATGCAGGGCGCGACCCGCGCCGCCCGCGCCATAGCCGTGGTTATCATCTCCGCAGCCTTCGCCTCATCAATCGAGGGCTCGAAGACCTGCAGGTCTTCCACAGTTAGGTTCACGGGCGGCATGAGTCACTCGCCTTCCGACTGGCGTCGCTTGCGAGGCGGCCTCGGCGGCGAATCGGGCTCTTCGCCCGAAGGTCGCCGCGCCTGCCGGTACCCGAGAGCCACATAGGTGTCGACCTGGCCCGCCGGCACCGAGAGTTTCACTCCCAGTACCGGCGAGACCACGTCGATCTGCTTCTCAGCCATCAGCCCGTGGCCTCAGCGCCAGTCAGGCGGACGAACCGGTTCGCGTCGCGGAAGATGAAGCCATACTCCACCTCGACCCGCACCGCGAACATGTTTCGCTGCCACAGGTTCAGCGAAGTGTCGCCCTTCTGAATGGTCGACTGGTCGGTCATCGACACCCGGATGCCCTCGACGGTGCCCCAGCGTGCCGAGGCCCAGTCGCCGGCGAATCCGAGCGTCTCCGCCGTGGACGCGCCAGCAGCGGCGTACACGTTCGGCGACTTGAACACCGGGCGCCCCAGCAGCGACCCGATGGAGCCGTCGGTCTGCGGGTTCATCGTGAACAGGGGCCGGTTATCGCCGTCCAGCTCCCCGAGCACCTTGATCTCGCCCTGCGGGGAGACGACATACCCGGTGATGTCCGCCCCGCCGACGGTGGCCACGGACTCCAGCGCGCCAAGCAGCCCGCCGTACACCTGACCAGCAGTACCGATGGAAACGGACGGAACGCTGGTGAACGTGTCGAAGTCCGAGCCAGGAGCCGGACCGAACAGTACGGAACTGTCGAACAGCTTCGCCAGCGCGCCCGGCAGACGACCTTGCAGCGCGTTGAACAGTGTCGCCTTGTCGCGGCGGAACTCGTCCGAGAACACCTCGATGATGGCCGCCTTGTACGGCGTCATCGACTTGGACCCGAACGTCGAATCACCGACAGGCTTCTCGTCGGTCTCATTGACCCACTCGGCGATCGGGTCGCCGGTGACGGTCTGAATCGTCATGCCCGAGCCGGGCAGATCCACACGTGTGGCGAGTTGCTGAATAACGGACGCGTTCTGCACGTCCTGCCAGATCTCGTTACTGACCGCCGGAGGCAGGATGACCCCCGATGTGCCACGGCTGATGTCAACCATTTAGGTTTCCTTCCGACCGGCGGTGTTCATTCCCCGGTCTGGTTACAGGAGCTGCTCTGTGGCAGCTGCGAACTGGTCGGCCACGGTGGCGTGACCGTTCTGGTTACGTCCCTGAGTCATGTCAGGCTTAGGAGAACGCGGCTTGTCGACCTCATCGGACTTGGCCGCCAACCGCTCGGCCTGCCGATTCAAGGTCTCCTCGTCCGAGCCAGTCAGAAACAGGTCCGCGTCCTCGTCGCCGATCCCGTAGCGGGTGGCAACCTGGTACCGCATCGTCTCCGTCTTGGCCCGGTCACGCTCCGCCTCGAGGTCGGCAATCTTGGCGTTGGCCTTCTCGAGCTCGGACTGATTGACCTGCTCCATCTCGTCGAACTTGGCAGCCTTCTCCTTCAAGTCCTTGTAGTCGGAGTACTTCGCCCGCTCGCGCCGTAGACGCTCGTCGAGTTGGCGATTGAACTCCTCCTGGCTCAAGTTCGTCGGAGTGGCGGTCGACGTGTCCCCGCCGGCTTCACCGTCTGTTGACTGCTGCTCGCCTTGGGCAGGCTGTTGCGTGCTGTCTGCCATGGTTCTCCCTTGCTCCGCCCGTTGACCGCCGGGCGTCGGCGTAACCCGCTATTGGCGGGAAGTCACATATTCGCCGCGATCCACTCGCGGGCGCGCTCATAGTCGGCGCGGCTACGGTCAGGGCTCGGCCCGG